CCTTCAAAAACTGGTCCCGGAGCAGTAAAAGCAACTGCACCTGGCGGTGCTATTGCTGGTGCTTACATTAGAACTGAAGTTGAAAAAGGAGTTGCTAAGACCCCGGCAGGACTTAATGTAGGACTTAGAAATGCAATTGGTATTGGAACCAACTTTACGGCAGCTGAAACTGGCACCTTGTACGGTACCTACAACATTAATACACTCAAAGCTATTCCTGGTGGTGGAATAGTTATTAATGGTGGTCGTACTCTAGATAAGACTGCTCCAGGAAAGTTCATTTCTTCACGTCGTACTTTGAACTACTTGAAGCAGGCCCTTAAAGATGGTACGGCTTACGCTGTGTTTGAACCCAATGACTCGAGACTATGGAGTCAACTTACTATTGGTATTTCATCCATGCTTGCTGAGTTTTGGCGCCAGGGTAACTTAAAGGGAGAAACCGCAGCTGATGCTTTCTATGTAACTTGTAACTCATCAAATAACACGGCAGTAAGCATAGACAATGGAGAAGTAAGAATTGAAGTTGGTGTTGCTCTGCAGTACCCAGCTGAATTTATAGTAATTAACCTGTCCCAGTGGACCGGTGGTTCAAACGCAATCGAAAATATCTAACAAGGAGAATGCATAATGGCACGTTCAGCCGCTACAGACCCAGTACGTAACTTTAAATTCCAAGTAACTATTCAACCTACCGCTAACACTGCTTTAGCAACAGTACTTAATGGTATTGGTGACTTGGGGTTTGCTGCTATGACTGGCGTTTCAGTACAACACCAAATGGTAGGTTACCGTGAAGGTGGAATGAATACCCATACCCATAAGCTAGTTGGTCAGTCTGACTTTGGCCCCATTACATTTAGTCGTGGTGTTATTGCAGAACAAAGCCATCTGTGGAAGTGGTCTGAATTCCTTCACTCATGGAATACCGCTACAGTAGGTGGTTCCGACTCCAATGCTACAAATGGTAATGATTACCGTTGTAACATTATGGTTAAAGTTTTTGATCATCCTCACTCAGTTGGTACCTACCAAGAATCAGGAACAACTAGCTCTTCAGCTAACAACCTGGGTAAAGTGCGCTTGGGTATTAAACTATTTGATTGCTGGCCAGGCGCTTATACTTTGAGTGACCTCTCAGCAGGAGATTCTGGTATTATTGTGCAACAACTTACGGTACACCATGAAGGATTTAAACTAGGCTGGAATGCAAATGACATTGCAACCCTAGAATCGTTAAACTAAACCAAACATACAAGGAGTAAACAATGAGTAATACAATTGAAGTGGAGTCTATGGACGAAATGTTCAAAGAACCAGCCCCTGTTATTGCTGCCCCAGAATCGGTAATTGTGGAATTGCAAAGAGGGTTGCTTAACCCTATTACGGGTCAATGGCAGACTACAGCAGAGGTTAGAGAGCTCAATGGTAAGGATGAGGAGTTCTTAGCATCATTAGAAGGTAACAAGAATATTACGTATGCAATGTACGTTGGTACCTTAGTTAGCCGTGCGACTGTTCGTATTGGTGACACTCTTGTTAAGAACAACAAGAGTGTCATTGAAGAGTTGATTACAGGTGATAGAGACACTTTGTTGGTTGCTATACTAAGAGCAACTTACGGCCCAGAGCGTACCTTCAAGTACCCATGTAGTGCTTGTAAAACATCAAATGATGTAACTATCAACATTGAAGAAGATTTCCCAATTCAAAAGACCACGTTTAACTTACGTGAACCTTTCAACGTCACTCTTAAAAGTGGTGAAGTAATGAAGTTTAAACTCCCTGTAGGATCAGATAATATTGCTATGTCAAAGGGTGAAAGCACTGCTCAGCAAAGTACTTTGCTGATTAGTCGTTGTGTAGTTTGGAAAGACCACAAGGATAGCTTGTATAGTGAAGAGTGGGCCAAAAACCTTGGCCTTCAAGATCGTAATACTATTCTCTCAGCAATTTTAGGTCCCAAAGTAGGACCCAAGCTTGGGGAGGTGAATACCCAGTGCGCTACTTGTGGCGCTGATATTGTGATAAATGTAGACTGGGTATCCCTTCTACTTGCCTGACCTAAAAAGTATATACTGGGAATACGAAGGCGTAGCTACTGTTTACAAAGGGTTTAGTTTAGATGATATACGGAGTATGACAATACGCCAAAGAGACTTTTGGTTCCGTATGGCTAAATGGAGAATATCCGATGGAGGCAGTAGCTAATGACCGAAGATGAAATTAACAAATCAGTTTCCAAAGAAGCAGGAGGAATGGTCTCTGCTTCTGTTGGTATTAACGCTGATCTTGCGTCTCTTCGTAACCTTAAAGATGGTATAAAGGCAATTAAGTTAGAGGCTAAAGAGCTGTCTAATGAGCTAAAGAACGCCAGAGACCTTCTCAAGGAGATGGCTGAAAAGTTTGATCTTACGGGAGCTTTTTATCAAGTACATCAGGCTGGTGCTCAAGGTGGTCAATACTCTAGTGGCTCAACTACTCAAGCAGCTGGTACTAAAACTGTAGGTACCAATCCTGGTAAATCCCCTAATATTCAGCCTGCTCCTGACGCTGTATCCGCTGCCTTATCGGGACAAAACGCCTTGGCACAAAATCAAGGCGGTGGTGTTAGTGGTGGTGGTGGTGGAGGGTTCTTTCAAAGAATAGCAGGGGGTGTTACTTCTGCCCCTGGCTATGAAAGCTTTAAAGGTGGCAGTGGGGCTATAGGTGGAAGCCAGCAACTATTTGGTGGTGGTTTTTCAAAAGCTGGTAACTTTGCAAGTATGGCTGGTACCCTAGCAAAAGTAGGAATTCAAGCTATTGATAATCGTGTAGAGGCTGGAAGAGATTACGCCCTTAATGCGGATAGGTCTACTCTCCAGATGCAGCAGTTAACAGGCATGAGCCAAGGTCAGGTAATGAACAACCTTAGAATGCCTTTAACTGACTATAAGCTTGGTACTAATGGTATTAACCAATTGATGTCACTACAGGCCCGTACAGGCATCAATGCTGCCCAACAGGCATCAAGTGTTGAGATGATGAGAACTATTAGTGGCTTCTCTATGGGAGCAGAAGGCGCATCCAGTATTATCGAAAACCTTGCTGCTCCGGAAACAGTAAACAAGATGTTTATGATGACTGGTATGAGCCTTATTGGTCCAGGCGGAAAACAGAATAGCACTAAAGATATCATCCAAAATATTGCTAGAAAAGCTGGGTTAAATGATCCAGGTCTTGCAAAAACCGCCTCAGCTCCTGGATCTGTCACCAGAGCAACCTTGTCCTCTATGGGTGTATCTGGGGATTTGCAAGATCAAGTAATCCAATACGCCCAATCTAATGTTGCCTTTAGGGGTAAGGGTGGCAAAGGAATGTACGATCCAACAAAAGAAGAAGATCGTAAGCGTATGGGTATTGATGACACTTTTGCTATGGAAGCAGAAGAAACTGAACGTAGACGTGGAAAAAGAGACGAACAGTTCTACAGAGACCAAGCTGGCTCTTACGCTAAACTAGAGCGTCAAACACAACGTGTAACTGATGCACTAGGAAAGTTTGAGCATGCACTTAAAGACATTATTGGTGCAAGAACCGGTAGCCGCATTGGCCAAAAGTTACTTGGGGGTGTGTTAGGTCTAGGAGGAGCAGCTTTGGTGGCATCTGGTGTCGGAGCACCACTTGGTTTTGGAATGATGGCTGGTGGAATGGCGTTAGCTGGTGACCCTGTTCTAGACGAGTCAAGCCCCTTTTCTAGAAAGTCTGGGTTCTATGGGTTTGCTAGTACACCCCCCTCAACGTCCGGTAAAAGCAACCCAAATGTTACCCCCTCTAACCCTCTTGCTATTGACCCAGCTGTTCCTCAGAGTAAGGACTTCTTCTTTCCTCAGGGGTTTGACCCCAAGTCAATGTTAGGACTATTGGTTGATGAAAGAACGGTTGGTAGTAATCAAAAAGAAATTAAAATGGCTACTACAAACAAGTTTGCAAGTGAAAACTTAAACCCAGCGCTCAAAGCGTCAGTAGAAAACATGGCAACAAAAGCTTATGAAGAAGCTGGATTAGACTTGAAGTTAAGCCCAGGTGGTGGACGCAGAGACTTTTATCAACAGGCTAAAATGTTTACTGACCGTTACACAGAAGTTGTTAATGGCGAATCAACTTTTGTAGATGCATACGATGGTAAAACCCGACAAGTAGTAAATTGGAATGGTAAGAAATATAAGAAAAAACCAGGTGATCGCAACCCACCAGCTGCTGCTCCTGGTGAATCCCTTCACGAAATTGGTATGGCGGCTGACTTAGACCTATCTGACCCCAAAGTTAAAGCATGGGTTAAACAAAACTTGTATAGATTTGGACTGGCTACTGGTGAAGGGGAAGACCACCACGTGCAACTTTCTTGGACCAAGAATATGAATGTAGCTAAATTCCTGGGAGAAACGGGTCTTTCTCTAGAAGAAGCTTCAAAGAATGCTAGAGGCCGCGGAGTCCAATGGAATCAAAATATTAACCCAGGCTTTGGCGTTGACACTAGCGTATTTTCAGAAAAGTTTTTAAAGAGACTTGGAACAAACATAACTCCAGAGAAGTTGATGTGGTTGAGGGCTTGGACTAAAAAAGAAGGTGGAGGAGGTATGTACAACCCCTTCAACGTAGTTTCTGGTAACAACCGTCGTACTCTTGATGGGCTTGACAGAACTGAGACTAATTACAACCAAAATGGTAACTACCCTGTTCAAAACTTTGACACTCTTGAACAAGGCCTTAATTATACTTTGTACCATATGTTAAAGAATGAACAAGGTTTAATGAAAGTTATGATGCAACCAAACCCCTCTATTGAGGATTTTAAATCAGTAGCGAGTAGAGGTAGGGGCGCAACTAGTAAAGGGCTATTGTCCATGATTGATGGTGTTGTTAAAGAGTATAACAACGCAGTAGCTAGCAAAGACGCCACGGGGTTAGAACGTAACTATGGTTCTTATGGGTTAGCTGCCATTGGGTATACTGGTGACCCACAGCCAGAAGTATCTCCTATGAACATACCTTCTGCTCCTATGATCACATCAGGAGTGGGGTCTCTTGGAGGAACTACTGT